CCCGACAAGGTTTAGATGTAAGCTGACGTAAGGAGGTGGTTCATCTGGCGATAGAATGCCTAAACTATCAAGCCTAGCTAGTTGCGAAACTATACAGGCTATCAATACCCGAAAGGACTGATGATAAAGTGAATAACCTTTAAGGAGGACTCGCAATGGCAGAAACAAGAGCGCAATCAAATAAGCGAATAAGGCAAGAGGCTTTAAGAGAACAATTATCACAAGGAAAGCATGTTGAGCATGTTATTGATATGCTTAAGAATCTAGAAGAGCCGCCTAAAGGCTTTAAATCTTTAGACTTACAGAGAATTAAGGTGATAATTGACACTAAGCTTGCGCTGATTAAAAAGTACTTACCAGACCCTAAGCAAGTAGAGTTAAGTGGTGATCCTGAGTCGCCTATAGCCGTATCAGGTATGTCCACTAAAGAGTTGGAGGCTATCATTGCAAGAAGCCAGGGCTGAGTTAGAGCTAAGGGCAATGGCCCAACTTGAGTTAGAGCGAAGGCAAGGCGATAAAGTCGCTATAGGTATAGTTCATGCTGATGGACACTTACTAAGAACTATAAAAAGAAATGGTGACGTATACATAGAAGTTGATGAAGAGCCTAAACTGTATATCGCTGAAAAGCTTGAACCTATATTCACAAGACCTAAAAGATTAACCGCCATTATAGGTGGCAGAGCTTCGGGCAAATCAATAGGGACGGGTGACTTGATTAGCGTAGAGGTTCACGACGATCAGAAAAATGCACTATGCTTAAGAGAATTTCAATCATCTATATCAGATTCTGTTCACGGATTATTAAAAAGCGAAATAACAAGGCTTGAGCTAAAAGGGTTTAATGTAACTGATCAAACTATAGCTCATGATAAGGGCGGTTATATAAGATTTAACGGCCTATCTAGAAATCCCGAGTCTGTAAAATCTGCATTCGGTTTCTCTAACATGTGGGTTGAAGAGTCACAGTTCCTAAGCGATAAATCTTTAAAGGTATTAACGCCAACAGCAAGAAACAAACCTGTTAACGGTCTACCTAGTAATCTAAAAGAAGTTGATAAGGATGAGATTGATTTATCAGCTGTAAAAATAATATTCACAGCGAACCCTAATTCAAGCGCAGACCCTTTTAGTCAGCGACTCATAGTTCCTTTTAAACATGAGCTGGACAAGAATGGAATTTATGAAGATGACTTACATTTAATTATAGTTATGAACTGGCGTGATAACCCGTGGTATAAAATGTCAGGGGTAGAAGCTGAAAGGAAGTTTGATATGGTAAACACCTCACAAGCTAATTATGATTGGATATGGGAAGGAAAGTTTAATGATGAGGTTGATGGATCAATAATAAAGGTCACTTGGTTTGATGCTGCAATTGATGCGCATAAACTAGAAAGGCTTGAGAAAGCATTTAAACCGCAAGGCGCTAGAATAATTGCATATGACCCAATGGACGATGGGAATGATGCTCATGGTTATGCATCTAGGCATGGGTCTATCATAGAAAGGGTGGAGTGTAAGGATGACGGCGAAATAGATGTTGGTTGTGATTGGGCTACAGACTTAGCTATAAATGATCAAGCTGATTGGTTTGTGTGGGATGGTGACGGCATGGGAACAGGGCTTAAGCGTCAGGTGTCTTTAGCTTTCAAAGGTAAGAGCGCCAAGTTTCATATGTTCAGCGGTGCACTGTCTGGATCAGGTCAAGATAACGCTGATCTAATCTACCAAGAAGTTAAAGGTGACTCTGAAAGCGGGGCTCCTAAAACCTATGCCGACACATTCAAAAACAATAGGGCTCAATATTATATATTGTTAGCACAGAGATTTTATAATACATACAAGTGCGTGGTAAAAGGTGAGTATGTAGATCCTGCTGAAATGATAAGTTTAAATTCTGAAGGCATTGAGAGCATAGAAAGGCTAAGATCAGAGCTTTGCAGGATACCAAGAAAGATAAATAACACAGCATTAAAGCAAATTATGAGTAAAGCAGAGATGAAAAAGTTGGGCATTTCCTCTCCAAACATGGCTGATGCTATAATGATGACATTATGGGGCCCCGAAGATAACGAATGGCCCGAATTAGATTACCCCGAGGCAATGATTATATGATGAAAGATGCTGAACTACTGGTAAAAGTACAAGCGGCTGATGTTAACGCTTTAAGTTTCATGGATGAAATAAAAACCACTAACGATCAAGCTATGAGCTTTTATGAGTGCGCGCCATGGAATGAAATCGAAGGTCATTCAACGGTCGTGTCAAGTGACGTTCAAGACGTAGTTGAAGCTGATATGCCTAGTCATATTAGAACCTTCCTGGGTAGTGACGACATTCTAGTCTTCGAGCCATCATCAAGAAGCAACAAGGCAGATGTCACAGAAGCTGATGAAAAAACAGCGATGGTCAATTGGGTAATTAGAAACCAGAAAGGTTCGTTTAAATTAATTCATGACTTTATAAAAACAGCAGAGATTAAAAAGTTTTCTGTTCTTAGATACGACTGGACAGAAGAAAAAAATGTTTTAGTTCGATCTTACGCAGGGTTAAGCGAGTCAGAAGCGGTTAACATCAAGTTAACAATGCTAGAAGAAGACCAGCGCAAAGATACTGACATCGACTTAGACAAAGAATCTACTGACGATGACGGCATTAATTTAGAATTTAAGATTAAAACTACTAAGAAATATATAAAAATAACGCCTATTCCTACTGACAACTTTGTAATTAGTCGAAATGCTAGAGATAAAGAAGATGCAGAGATAATTGGTGATGACACTCTGATCAGTCGTGGCGATTTAGTTGCCGCTGGATTTGATAAAGAATTAGTAAAAAATCTTAATTCAAACGGTAGCCAAACAAAATACACAAATGGACAAAGGCAAACTGAGCATGCAGATGTTGACGATAAAGCTAGCGACTTAATACTGGTAAGTACTCGCTGCATAAGAATAGACAAAGACGGTGACGGTATAGCAGAAAGACGAAAGGTTATATATTCAGGCAGTACGTTATTATCTGACGAACCTTTTGATCATGTAAATTATGCAATGCTTAGTACAATCTTGATGCCTAATGAGTCCATAGGTAAGTCAAGAGCCGAGATCAATATCAAAGCGCAAGAAGTTAAGACAGCCTTAGTCCGAGGTATGTTAGATAATACTTATCGGGTTAACTCTGGTCGTGTTGTGGTGAACACTACAAACACAAACATTGACGATGTTCTAACGCAAAGAGCTAACGGCATTATAAGAACTAAAGGCGATGTTAGGCTGGCAGTTGCTGCATTAGAGACACCGTACGTAGCTGATAAAACTCTACAAGTAATTCAGTATATGGACTTTGCAAGAGCACAGCGATCAGGAACGCTTATGGCCTCTCAAGGGCTTAATGCTGATTCTGTTAGTAATGAGACAGCAACCAGAACAAACGCTGTACAAGGAGAAGGAGCGGCCAAGGTTGAACTAGTTATCAGGGTAATAGCTGAAACTGGCATGAAAGAGTTGTATGAAGGTATAGCTTGGACATTGATGCACTATCAAGACGCGAAGACAGAATTAAACGTACTTGGTAAAGAAATGACAATTAACCCGGCTATGTGGCGGCATGATCACAGCACCACATCAAGCGTGGGTTTGGGCGCTTCTGATGACGACAACCTAATAAATAATCTTTCTGGCTTATTAACAATCCATCAACAATTAAAGGCGCAAGGTTCTCAGCTTACAGATGATAAAAAGATATTTAATATTCTATCTAAATTAACTCGGGCAATGGGCCAAAGAGATGTAAGTATATTCTTTAATGATCCTGATATACCAGAGCAAGTATTGTTCGCACAGTATGAGCAAGTTTTAGCTTTGGCAGAACAACAGAAGATTGCACTTGAACAAAAAGATCCATTCGCTCAGGCTGAACAGATCAAAGCACAAGCGAGTTTATTAAATACTCAGATCAAAGAAGAAAGCACACAGCAAAAGAATCAGTTAGAGCTTGCAAAGTTAATGCAGAATAATGAACAGTTTAACAAGGAGATTGCAGAAGAACAGAGGCAGTTTAATGTTGAGCTTATCGCGCAAATGAAAGAGCTAGAACTCAAATTCAATCAAAACGTGAGCATTCCCAATGGACAATAAAGAAGATAAAAAGCTAATTGATGATTTTGAAAGCGGTCGTAATGCTTATACATATTTAGAAAAGATGCAGGCTGAACTTGCATTTATTCAGATCAAAGCAGACTTGATGATGAAGTTTGAAGACACTGGATATAAGGACGACGAAGACCGTCGAGAGATATGGCGAAAGCTACAAACTGTTGCATGGTTGGAACAATCATTGACAGAGATAGTAAATAGTGGAAAAATGGCAGAGCAAGAACTCAAAAGAAAAGGGTTCTTTGATAAATTTAAACGAAAGTAACGAAAGGTTAGCCAATGTTAAATACTCCTAGTGAACTTAACAGTAACCAAGATGAAGCTAAAGAAGCGGATCTCTACGAGACAACCGACGATTTAGAAGAGTCACAAGCCGCAGATAGCGAAGAGTTAGAAAGTACAGAAGGCGACGATGAACAAGAAGAGGTCTATCAAATTGGAGACAAAGAGATAACAGCCTCAAAGCTTGAAGAGTTGGAAAAAGGCCAGATGCTACACGCTGACTATACAAGAAAGCGCCAGACTGAATCATCAGAGTATAAGGCCCGAATGGGTGAAGTTGATACCTTGTTGAAACAGATAGAAACAATGGAGGCTTTCATTGAAGAGGATGAAAATGGCACTGACTGGGATGAAATTCTTAGCACTTCGGAGTTAAGAAAGGTTGAAGCTAAGTTTAGAGAAAGGCGCAAGAAACTTACTGAGCTGAAAAAACAAGCAGGTAAGAGTCAAGGCGATTTATCTAGCAAGGTTTTAGAGACCACGAATCAAACCATATTTAGCCACTTCAAGCACTGGAAAGGCGACGATAAGGTGGTAAAAGCAGATCAAGAGCGGGCGTATAAGTATGCCTTGTCGATTGGTCATACTGATACGACCATATCAAAGATCACAGATCCACAATCATTTATTGCGCTAATAGAGGCAGCTAAATATCATGAGATCAAAAGCGCTAAACCGGAAACGAAACTTAAACGCAGTACGCCTAAAACAGTCGCGCAAAAGAAAGGTGCAACGGGCGGAACTAAATCGGTAAATGAACTATTTTATGGTTCGCAGGAGTAATACATGGCTACTTTAAGCACAACTAACCCAACCATGTTGGATTGGGCAAAAACACGTGATCCTAGCGGCAAGACTGCAAAGATTATTGAAATGATGAGTCAGACCAATAGAGCGTCTGAAGATATGGTTATGGTCGAGGGTAATTTGCCCACAGGCCACCAGACCACAATCAGAACAGGTTTACCAACTGGCTTTTATCGAATGATGAACGCGGGTACACCTTCAGAAAAAGCAACTGAAGCACAAATTGTTGAAAATTGCGCAATGTTAGAAGGTCGATCTAACGTAGATGTGAAACTTGCTAAACTTAACGGTGATGTTCAGTCATACCGCATGCAGAAAGCAAAAGCACATCTTGAAGGTCTGTCACAAACTGGCGCTACTACTCTTTTTTATGGTTCAAATGCAAACCCTGAAGAATATGTCGGTCTTGCCAATCGCTATAATGACTTGTCTGCAGCTAATGCTGATAATATCTTGGATGCGGGCGGTTCAGGTACGGATAATCTTTCAGCTTGGTTAATTGGTTGGGGATCTGAAACGATTCACGGCATTTTTCCAAAAGGCTCAATGGTTGGTTTAACCCATGAAGACCTGGGTATTGACGATGTTGCAGATTCAGCTGGCAATGATTTTCGAGCATATAAAGACTTGTTTCAGTTAGATCAAGGCTTATGCGTAGCTGATTGGCGTTATGGTGTACGTATTGCAAACATTGATTACTCTGATTTGGTTGCTCAAACAGGTACTCAGGCTGCAACTGCTGCAACGGCAATCATCAAGCTTATGTCTAGAGCTGTTGATCATATCCCTGCAATCGAAACAGTAAAAGCTGCTTTCTATGTGAATAGGACTCTTGCATCCCACTTAAGAGTGGCTGCATTAGATAAGAGCAGTTCAGCGGTAACTATTGAAACGGCTTTGAATCAATTCGGTGCAACGATTCATCAGCTAACGTTTTTGGGTATTCCTGTTCGCATTCAGGATGTTTTAACAATCGCTGAAGCTCGCGTAGTTTAAGGAGAATATTATGTATATTGATAAATTTTTAAAAGTCTCTGATTCACAAGCGTTGACAGCAACTGCTGTTGCTACAAATGTGATTGACTTAACCGTTGCACGCGGTATCGGTAATGGCGAGCCAGTGGCTTTCGTGTTTTCTGTAACTGTTGCGGCTGATCAAACATCAGGTGACGAAGATTATACAATTGACGTCGAGTATTCAACTGATGCAGGTCAGACAGCTGGTAGACAGATCATAGGGCGTAGAATCTTTGAATCTGGTACGCCTGATGCGCCCGCACAAAACGCTGACTTGTTAGTGTCTGGGTTTGTATTTGCAATTCCTTTGCCGCCAACAACTGCGGGTGAAAGCGCTCGATACATTGGTGTGCGTTATACCTTAGCGGGTACATCGCCATCTATGACTATTGACGCTTATCTTGCGCCGTTGAAAGATGTAGGTCAGTACGTGGCTTATGCTGACAACGTGACAATAGGTTAATGAAAGTAAGGGCAATTAAGCGCGGTTTCTTTGGCGGTCAATATAGACGCGTTGGAGATGAGTTTGATTGTCCTCTTGAAGAAGTCTCACCTATATGGATGCGAAAGATTCAAGAGGGCGACAAGCCAATTGAGAAGCCAGAGGGTTATGTGCCTCTCGAAATACCAAGCTTAATAAACAAGCCGATCAAGAAGTTTAAAAAGAAGTAACCCAATAACCGTCTCAGTTCGGGCGGTTTATTTTTATAGGTGCAGAGATGGCGTTAGATAATTTTTCCAACCTGAAAGCGTCTATAAAAGCGCGCTCAAAGCGAAATGATATAAGCAACGATCAACTTGAGGAATATATAGCTCAAACTGAGTCTGAATTTTATACTATTCCTAATAGTCCACTCAGAGTTCGAGCAATGGAGGCTAGATCAATGGCAGCCGTGAGCATAACAAGCCGATTCTTAGCACTACCTGATTTATTTCTACAGATGCGCCGGTTAAAGATCAACGAGCCTTATACGGGCAGTCCTGATCATGACATCAAATATTATGCTCCTGAGCAGATGCCTATATGTAACGTTCCATGGCTCCCATCTTTCTTTACTGTTACAACTCAGCTTGAATTTGACTCTGTACCTGATTTAGCTTACACCGTTGAAATGCAATATATTAAAAAAATAACAGCACTAGACGATACAAATACTACAAACTCTATATTAACTGATTACCCAAACATTTATGTCTTTGGTGGCTTATGGGCTTTATTCCAAGACGCAATGGAGCCTGATGTAGCTGAATATTTCTATGGTAAATTTGTCAGTGCTGTTCAAGGCGCGAATAATGCAGACCAGGCAGGCAGATACGGCCCCGCTCCAGTTATACGAAAAGAAGGCTATACACCATGAAGATGTCTTCTTTTAAAAATGTACCTTTAAAAGTTGTTGGCCAAACCTACGAGCACAGAAGTACAGCGGTATCTATTCAAAAGACTATGCGCTTAATCCCGCAAGCAGAGGTGACAGGCGCTGCTGAGTCTTCTTTAACTTCATGGCCGGGATGTACAGTATTTAGTACAAACTCTGGATCTAACCGTGGCATGACGGTATTTAAAAACGAGCTATACAAAGTAAATAGCACAACCTTAATTAAAATAGATTCACTTGGTACAGCTTCCACGCTTGGCACAATAGCTGGATCAAATAGATGTATCTTTGCTAATGATGGCACTAACATGATCATCACAACGGGTGGCAATGGCTATCAGTTGACAGGCACAACTCTAACGCAAATAACAGACACAGATTATGAAAGCGCAAATAGCGTTTCATACTTAAACCAGCAAATGATCTATGACGGGAACGGCGGACGATTCCAAGTGTCTGATGTGGGAAACCCTGACTCATTACAGCCGAATAACTTTGCAACTGCTGAAAGCTCCCCTGATGATACGATAAGAACTTTTGCATTTAGAGAGCGTGTTTATATATTTGGTGAGCGTAGCATAGAAACTTGGTATAACTCAGGATCTGGAAACCCACCATTTGCCCGAGTTAACGGCGGAACTATGAATGTAGGCTTAAGCGCTGTTCATTCTGTCGCAGCTACTGATGATTATTGTTATTTCCTTGGTGATGATAGGAGAGTTTATAGGTTTAGCTCACATCAAGCGCAAAATATAACAAGCATAGCTATTAGTCACCAGATATTTAACATGGGAAATACCGGTGATGCTATAGCCTCAATCTTTCATATCGAAGGACAGAGCTTTTATGTGATTGCATTCCCGTCAGCGGGCAAGACGTTAGCGTTTAATGAAGATGCGGCGGCGTGGTTTACACTTTCAACAGGTGCTAATGAATCTCGATATATTGGTGATGAATTTATCGAATGTTATGGTAAGCGCTTAATATCTGATAAAGCTAGCGGAAACGTACACGAATTAAGTCTGACAACATTCACGGATAATGGTGAAACCTGCATACAAGAAAGAATCTTAGGGCCAATAAACGGCACTGTTTTAGGCATCCCCGCTGAAAGGATTATGATGTCTTATGTTGACCTAGTTATGGAAATGGGCGTAGGTATCGAGACAGGCCAGGGATCTAACCCTCAGTTATTAGTAAGCGCCTCATTTGATGGCGGCGATTCATTTACTAATGAGGACGATGTGTTATTAGGTAGAACTGGGCAAGGCAGGTTAAAAGCTAGATGGGATCATACCGAATCTTTTTATAGCGCCTTCATACGGATTAGATGTTCAGACCCTGTATTTATATCTTTGTTCAGCGGTTCTATCGGAATTAAAGGGAGCGGCTTCTAATGCCTAGTATAGATCCAAGAGTTGACCAAATACCAAAAGAGCTTCAAGACTCATTTGAAAAGCGAGTTTATTTTGAAGAATTGGAAAGGTTTCTGCACGATGTATGGCAAAACTTAGAGGCGGGGACTGCTATCCCCTTAATAACATCAGAAGTAAACAGAAAAGCGGATACGCTGCTGTATGCGGTACTAGCAAAGGTGTCTTTAGGTGATCCTTTGACATCTGATACAACGGGTTTTACTGTCGATTCAACAAAATTAACTGTAGGTATGACGGAGTCTTAAATGGCGCAAGATTTAATTAATGTAGGCGGAGCGCCTAACGACGAAACCGGCGACACTTGGCGCGATTCTTTTATAAAAGTAAATGCTAATGAAACTGAGCTATTTACAGATGTAGCAACCAATACCGCAGGAATAGCAACGAACGCTCAAGCGATAGTAGACACGGCCGCGCTTGTCACAGGTTTTACAAAAACATATTGGTTTGACGCTAACGACACAGCAACAACAGCAACACCGATAACTCATAGCGCTGGTGCAACTGGCACTTATTTAACAAACAATGCTCTTGGATCATCTACGAACACATACAACCCTGATTCAAAAGACGCTTTGTGGAATCCAGCAACAAACAAGTTTGATTTCACAAGTTTGAAAATTGGTGACGTTGTATATTTTAGAGTTGATTTAAACATAACAAATGCAGCAGCCCAAGAGATTGACTTGTTTATTAGTCTGGCTGAAGGATCGGCTGGGCCGTATGAGAAAAATATGGGGCATAGATATTTCAAAACTGCAGCAACGTTAGGAAATGACATGGAGCAATTTGAAATATATATCGGAGACGAAAACACAAGAACAGGTGGCGCTAGGTTTAGATTTGGCTCTGTAGATGCTGCAACAATCGTTGTAACCGGCTGGTACTACAGGATAAGCGAGGTATAAATGGCTGATATAATTTTAGTAAACTCCAAATCTAACGCAGCACCTAACGCGATAGAAGATTTTTATACTTCTCCAAGCTCTAGCGATGGAACATTGATAACCGCCTTTTCAGCAGTTAATAATTCCGCCGCCAATGCTTCTTACAAAGCTTATATTTATGATTCTGCGGGTACAGCTTTAGGTGCAGTGATTCCATTTAAAATAGTAGTTAAAAACAAATACGATGTTGGCCCAAGTATTACTAATCAATTAATTCCAAACGGCGGATCTTTGAGAATGGAATCTAGCGCGGCAGGATCTATAACTTTTCGTGTTTCTGGTGTTGTATTATGATAATCAAACCGACTAAAGATGTTGATAAAATAATAAACGTTTTAAAAGAACCGTCGATTTTAGATCGAATATCTGAAGACGGTTTTGATGTGGATGTATGGATGCCTGATATTAAGGAAGCATTCTTTATTACTGATGAAAATAATATTGGCCTAATGATTTATCATTGGATTAATGGTGTAACTTTGGAATGTCATGTACAGGTATTGCCAGAATTTCGTCAGTATGCCATGGAATTTGGCAAAAAATCATTGGAATGGGCGTGGTTAAATACTAAAGCGACAAAGATTGTCGCCCAAATACCAACTATTTACCAAGATGTGGTAAGATTCGCTATAAAGAGCGGGTTTATTATTGAAGGTGTCAATCAAAAGTCACACCTAAAAAACGGCGTTTTAAATGATCAGTTTTATTTAGGCTTAATAAAGCCTGTAGGAGTTTAATATGGGTTTTGTTCGTCAAGCTACAGGTATAGATTTAACGGGCGGTGGTGCTGTTGATGCTGCTGCTGAAGCGGCAAGGTTGCAGACGGCAGCCGGCAGAGAGGGTATTGATGTTATCCGTGGTGACTTAGCTCCGTTTAGAGAGGTCGGAACTGAAGCGGCTAACATGCTGATGCAAAATATTATAAACCCTCAAGGGCAAGATCCTAACGATGTTTTAAACAATCCATTCTTTAGATCAATGGCAGATCAGCAAGATAACGACTTATTGTCTCAGCGGGCGGCATTAGGCTTGTCAGGCTCTGGCGGCACTGGTGATAAGCTACAAAGAAACCTTTTGCAGCTTGGAAACCAATTTCAGCAACAAAACATCTCTAATCAGCAAGCTAGGTTCCAGCAATTATTTGGTGTAGCGGGAATGGGTCAAAACGCTGCAGCTCAGTCAGGATCACAAACAGCCGGAATACTCGGTAATATAGCAAACTCTCAAAGTACAGTTCCATTAATGCAGGCCCAGGTTGGAGCGCAGCAAGGCCAACAATTAATGAGTGGTTTAGGTGCGGGATTTAGCGGAGCTGGCGGAATGAGCGGGTTATTATCTCTGTTTGGCGGTGGCGCTGTAAGTGGCGGGGGAGTAACTAGCTCTGGTTTGTCAAACTTTACAGGTCAACCACTTAATTAAGCACCTTCTTGCTTTAGGAGAATAGAAATGGCGTTAGATTCAAATTTAATCATGAGAGGCGCTCAAGCCGCTTTAGAGAAGGCACAACCTTTTAGTAATTTTATGGGCGGTGCTCAGTCTGGGCAACAGTTAATGCGTGGCGATTTACAGAATCAGCAACTTCAACAAAACGTAGACCAGCAAGCAGCATTGGCGCCACTACAACAGCGGGCATTAGAGCAAGGCATAGAGACTGGCGATTTACAGAACCAAACACTACAGGCTAGCTTGGATGCTTTAGGTGTGCCAGACGAAGCAACAGCAAAACAAGTGGCGCTTAATGTTGCAACGATTGCAGGCTTGCCAACCGCTGAAGCAAAACTAACTAAGATAAAATCATTAAAAGAAATTGCTCTTAAAAACAATAGAACAACCGAAAACCTAGATGAACTTGAAGCTGCTTATATGCAAGATCCTGCTGCAGGTGATGAGCTTTTAAATTCAAGTATCGGTGCTTTTCAGCAGACAGGATTTCTTAGCGAGAAAGATGCTCAGTTAATGTCTGCAGGCGAGGCAGAGTTTGAAAGCTTAATCAAAGACTTTTCACCAGAAGATCAAGTTAAAGCTAGAAGAGTAAAGTCTGGCTTAGATCCTCGGGCGGTTGGTAGTGGTAATATTACTACTGCAACAACTGAGGGTTTGACTGATCAAGTAGCTGAGTCACAAGCAACAATTAAGCAGCGAGGAAAGTTTGCAGAACTAACTGGTGAGTCAAGAGCCAAGGCAATTGATGAAGGATTTAGCAAGATTCAAAACATCAATTCTAATATAGGAAATATTGATAGAGCTATTTCAGCGATAGATGAAGGTGCTAGTACCGGCGCAATTGAAAGTCGATTCTTTCCTACAATCAGGTCGGCAACGGTAAAGCTTGAACAGATACAAAAAGAACTTGGCTTAGATATAATTGGCGCAGTTTCATTTGGTGCACTATCTGAGGGAGAGCTACAACTAGCTCTTAATACTGCATTACCCACAAACTTGGAGCCAAAAGAGCTAAAGAAGTTTCTTGAAGATAAGAGGCAAGCACAAAGCAAGCTAAGAGATTATTACAAAGATCAAATAAACTTTTTAGATAGTGGTGGTACGCTTGCTGGCTATCTACGATCAAAAGAAAGGGGTAATCAGCAGCAGTCACAAGGTTCGACTCAAACACAAAGTCAACCATCTTCTGTTGGGCGCTTCCAAATTGAGGTGCTTCCATAATGGCTACTTTTGTAGTAACAGATCCAAATACAGGGCAAAAGGTAAAGCTTACAGGTGATAGCCCACCAAGCGAGCAAGAGCTTGAGCAAATATTCTCGCAGCTAGGCTCTACTCAGCAACAGCCAGAACCGCAAGCGCAACCTCAGCAGCGTGGCGGCGGTCGATCTGCGCAAGGGCAAAGGATAGCTAATCAAGAACAAAATACGCAAGATATGCTTTCTCAGTTTGAAGCAGGAAACTTATCGTCTAAAGATTTGACAGACCAGGAAATGGAATCAGTCAGGGCTGCAAGGATTGAAGCGATACCAGAAATTACAGGAAGCTTTAAGAATCTAAGTAAAAACCTTGGATTTACTCAAGCTTTAGTCGGTATGACAGCTTTTGACCCTGATGAGTTTGGCGCAATCCTTACTGCTGCAGACCCAAATATAGGAATAGTGACAACGCCAGAAGGCGAACGGTTAGCGATAAATCGTGAAACTAATGAAATGATGTCGATTAATAAATCAGGCCCTTCATTAATGGACGCCATACAAATTGGCGGAGCGGCGGCAATGTTTACACCAGCAGGAGGTTTAAAAACTTTGGCCGCTCAGGGATTAGGCGCAGTCGGCACACAAACTGGTATAGAGGCAGCACAATCTCTTACAGGTGGAGAATTTGACCCAGAAGATGTTGCCATCGCGGGTGTAGCTGCCCCTGTTGTAGGCGGGCTGGTTAAGTACGGGAAAGGTGTAATAGAAAACTTCCAGCGGACAGTTAGATCATCAGCCCCATTAATTGACGTAAACACCGGAACTGTTACGCCATCATTTGAAAAAGCTTTAGAAAAATATGACATAGATGTAGGCGCCCTAATTGATGATCAAGCCAACCTTCCTGTAATTTACTCAGGCTCAACAGCAGACGATGTTGTAAGTAATATAATCAAGAAACAAATAAATACAGGCAAGTCACCAAACTATTTAGCTAAGTTACGGCTAGACGAAAAAGGCGATATTATAGACGACGACCTTGGAAGAACGGCTTTTAGACAAGGCTTTGACCTTGGAGATATAGCGGCAGCAAAGCAAGCCAACGAGCCGACAAGGAAAGAAGCGCAAAAAATGCTTAGAATGCAGCGCGCAATAATGGCAGACAAAACAAAGGTTGATGAGTTTAGACCTTCGGATGCTGTAGGCGATTCTGTCATGAAAAGGTTTGATTTTGTCCGAAGAAAGGCAGAAGGCTTAAGAGATGAATTGGATCGTATTGCTTCAAAAGAATTGACCGTATCAGGCCGAAATCTTATTGGAGAAACTGACAGATTAAAAGGTGTAGATGTAGATCCTAGTATTGTAGAAAATACAGTATTTAGAGAGCTCGATAAGCTAAACATTGAAAGCTTAGACGATATTTTGGCTGGCAATAGTGCGCCTATATTTGACGCAATAACCCAAAAAGGGTTTTTTGCAGGCTCTAAAATAATGGAAGACCCTACTTCCCAGAAGATCATTAAAAGCGTATTTAGACTATTAAGGCATAATCCTGACGGCCCAGTAGACGCACTAAGAGCACATCAAGTAAAAAGGCAGATTGATTCCCTTATAGACTTTAATAAAAAATCGTCCAAGGGATTAACTGATGACGGTAAAAGGTTTGCAATGGCTATAAGGAAATCATTAAACGAGTCGATAAGAGAAGTGTCGCCCAGGTATGCAAAGATCAACGATGATTTAAGTAGAGCTATTACAAGCTTACAAGGTGTTGAGGATTCAGTCGGCAAGCGTATCGATTTATTTGATGAGAATGCAAACCAAGCAATAGGTACAGAAATGAGAAAGCTTTTATCTAATTACGGTGTAAGGCAAACATTAAATAATTCTTTAAATGTATTAGATGACACGTCCAAGGCTTTAGGCGGAACATTTAACACTAATTTTAGAGAACTTAATAGATTCTCAAATGTCTTAGATAAGCGGTTTGGATCAGTAGCAGAAAATTCTTTCAAAGGTAATATTGACTCAGCATTAGATTTAAACAGGCTAAGATCAACAAGCGTAAAAGATGCAGTCGTTGAAAAAGGACTTGGCAAGATAGCTGATAAATTTGGCCCAAACGATAAAAAAGCTATGGATGTTATGAACAAAATTCTTGTTAGAGGAAAGTAAAAATGGCTATCACACCAATTTCAAACGCAGTTATACAATACAGCAAAAACGCTTCTGGCGCATCTGCTAGCGATTACTACTTAAAACTATATGCCGCTAGCACTTCAACACCTATTAGCATGTATAGCCTTGCTGATGGCACAGGTGCTTTAGCTAAGTGCCAAATAAACAGCCTTGGTTTTCCTGAAAACGGCTCAGATGCGGTGTTTATTCCCTATATTGACCAAAAATATCGAATGGTCTTATACACAAACGCAACAGATGCAGATGCTAACACTTTCGCTAATGCTGTTTTTGATATTGATGATGTGCCACAACAATCAATTGATCTAGACTATTTAAAGCCGCTAGCAACAATAGTTGCATTAAGAGCCGCAAACCTAACAAGTATAAATTCAGTTCAAACATTGGGCTATTATGCGGCTGGTGATGGCGGTTCAGCTTTATATCGAGCAGATTTAACAGATACAACAAGCGCAGATGATGGGTTCTTAGTTATTCTATCGAACGATAGCATAAGATTTAAGCTTATCTATGAAGATGTTTTAAATGTGAAATGGGCGGGCTCTGTTGGTGATTCTACCACAGACGATTTAGCAGAAATTCAAAAGGTAATTGATGAAGCTAAAGCTCTATCATTATCTTATCAGCAATCTTCAGAAAGTAAGGCTAACAGACCTGCAGTTACAGTATTCTTTCCGCCCGCTGATGGTTATCGAGTTTCAGCAGCTATGACGTGCGATGATCCTATTTCAATGAAATTTGACGGTGGTGGACGTACTTTAATAAGACCTGATAACTTTAATGATTACCCTTTGAAGCTTTCCGGTGAAATATACAGCATGGAAATTAGAGGCTTCAACTTTGAATCCACACAAGCAGGCTGTATTAATGTAGAGGGCGACAATGTAAGCGCTTCAAGGGTTCTTGTGTATGATTGCAGGTTTATGGCTGATAACTACGATCATAACACTGGGATAGGCATTCGCTACAGAATGCGAAGCTCTCAGTTATTAGTGCAAAGAACATATTTTAATCGAATTGCACATCCTGTTCATAACCGTGAATGCGACTTTGTAACCTTCAACGATAACTGTTGGTTTGGGTTTGCGTTTGAGGCCGTTTACGCTGATAGAGACGGTTACATTAGAAATGATTCTGGCTTTATGAGAGTTGATAATTGTCTATTTGCGGGCGGCCCTGCTGATAATCCTGTTGGTGTTGGTGGTTATGAACCTGCAGGAAGAACAAACGGCACAGAGATTGCGTATTTCAATATTGGCGAAGAAACGCCAAGTGGTGATGTGACAGAAACGCGATCAAGGCTATCTATTAGAAACACGCGAATAGGCTTTGAGCAGGGCGCGGGCGCATTAGTGAACTATTTCACGCCTTATGTGGGTAGCGGTACTGATTACAGATCAGGTATATTTATTGATAATATAATCTCTCAACCCAGAGAAGAAAAAGAATTTAGTGTTGATGGTGTAGAGATTGCTTATCTAATCCGTTTATTTACCATGCCGAATTATATAAATATAAACGGTATGCATGGCAGCGCAGGCAATATTGGCGTTTTATGTGCTGGCTCAACGACCACACTAAAAGCTTTGCGCGAATCAATTGGTGTGCCAGTAAACTATAATAGCAATTTGGCAGATTTAGAAGATCAAACTGCATCTAATCAATATGATGTTAAGGGTATTGCTGCTGTAAACACTTATATGATTGTGAGTAAGCCTACTGCTACGATTAACTTTGCAGCCGGGTACGCAACAGGCACAGGTGTCACAATGGTAGTAGATGCTTTGATAAAAGCTATTGCTATTGGTGACGTGCTTACTTTTGCAACAGGTAGCGGTGTATTTACATTAACAGCAGATGCAGCAAAGGGGGCTACCTCTATTGTTGGCGATCTAGTCACAGCCGCCGTTATAGATGATGAAGTTGGAACAGGCCAACCGACAGTAGAAGAAAATCAAAAGTGGTTAGAATTATTTAACAAGTTTAATTATTTCTTTGCTTCTGACTTCCCGCTTCCAACTTCGGCGGGCGATGCGACAGAGATTAATATTGATACTTGGTTTACTGGATTTGAAACGGCTGAAAGCTCAGTATTTAAAGTTCGCGGCGGCGTTCATACGGCAACAGCGACATTTAACACGCTTGCAACAGCGGGTGTTTTTGGTGTTATATCAATAACAAATGAAAATAACACCTCGAACGATATTATTACGCCATATTTTGATTCAATGATTGATTATAGCGCTCAACTTGCAAGCATAGAGATAACGCCATTCTTTCTGGTGGCGGGTTCCCCAGCGGCCACAATGACACAAGCACAAGCGGCGGCGGGGGCTACTTTAAGACTCAGAATAAGACACGCTGTAAGCCCAGGATCTTCTAATATTAGATGTCGAGGCTTTATGATTAAGCCAATTCAAGACGAATTTAAAAGTCGTCAGATTGGCGGCTTTGTTCAGTCTTAACGTGAATATAAGGCTTGCCGTTTGTCTCGTTTATTCGCATGTTTTCAGAGTGCATATGTTCTCTAAGTTTGCGTTTAAACGAGTCTGACTTTTCATTAATAAACATGCTAAGTATTAGTTTTTCACAAGCATCTAGTCGGGAAAGTTCTTTATAAGCATCAGCAAGTTTTCCGTTTAAAAACTCAATTTCTTTATCTGTGCGAGCTTCAAGGTCAAACTTATCACAGACATTATTAAACAAATCAATTTTCCAGATTTTGCCAGATTTAGGTTTGTTGTATTTATCTGCTATAGTTTCAAGCAGTATTTGATCATTCATTTTTAAATCCTTATAAGGTTATATTATGATTAAAATTATACCACCAGACAGAGGACAAGACTGTCACGGCTCAGGCGCTTATTTAGCGTCAAGAGGCTCACGAACACACAACGGAGTAGATAAGGCTTGCTTAGTCGGCTCTGTCGTCCTGTCGTGCTCTGTGGGGCTTGTGACTAAAATAGGCATTGTTTATTCTGATCCTGAAAAAGCTCGGTTTCGATATGTCCAAGTTACAAACCCTTTAGGCTATAACTTGCGGTTTTTCTATCTCGATCCTTGCGTTAGTGTAGGTGATGAAATAGGGCGTGATCAGCCTCTTGGTACAGTTCAAGAGCTACCTTACGAGGGAATCACACCACATTTTCATTTCGAGATAAAGAAAGACGGTAAATTTATTGATCCTGATAAGTTTCTAAAAAGCTTTAGCTAAAGATTCTTGTTTAATTTCTAAAATCGTTTGTTTGAAGTCTTTTGCAAACTGAAATTTATTTAATGGTTCGGAATAGGCGCCGATCATTTGATAATTTTCAGATAGCAAAAGTTCAACTCGTTTATCGTTGCCAGTAGTCGTAACTTCGTCTTCTTTTACCAAAACAAAAACCAGTTTATTTGTTTTAAGCTGTGTTTTAATATTAGTAGAAACTCGATTAATCGTTTTTGAAATGTCTTTCGATTCCTCGTTTTTATTTTTGTAATACAATAACCGACTTTCAAAAGCGTGAATTATTTTTCGAGCTTCACCGTTCCCGAAGTCTTCAATGTATGGAGAAAGTCTTTCGTATAATTCTGAACTCATGATTTAATCCTCTTTTACGACAAATAATTACAATTTAGGTTTGCCGTCGATGTTTTTACAATGGCCTATTGCTTTTGGCGCAGGTCTACCAAATTTACAGCACCAGTTATTATGTTTTCCATCTTTTACGCCTTTTGACCAGTGGTGAGGGCATTCTCTGCAATGTCTTGGTTGTGCCATTCCTAACTCCTTCTTGTTCGACAAATTATATATATTTAATGGAGCGGGGAAAGGGATTCGAACCCCTCTAAGCCAGTCATTATGGTTGCGCAACCTTTAAGACTGTTTGAATGCTTTACCCAACACTTACCAAAAATGAAACTATGATCACTTGTTTTTATCTCAATAAGCCCCCGCTTAAACCCTTTTAACAACAATTATTTAAGTCTGAGTGCCGCAAATCATGCACTTTTTTTGCATATCAATATTTAATAGACAGGCATGATTATCATCATTACTTTCTAATATTAGACTTTTTACCTTCAAATCTAACTCACCAGATATGGCAAGTAATTCTTTGTTTTTCGCTTCAAGAGATAAAAACTTATCAGCTAGTTCTTCATGCGAATATGCGCTAATCACATCGCAAATATCTTTCGTGCTATTTTTCTGCTTCATCTTTAAAACCCTGCTTTTTAAACCAGTTCTCATGCATCGAGTAAAAATTGTCACACTCGAAACCTTCACCAATTACGTTATTTTTTGGCGTAAAACTAGACATACTTTGTCGTTTCGGATGCGGTTTTGCTTGCTGTCTGTAACAATAACTTCGAGCATAACAAGCGCTATTAACGCACATTGTTATATCAGCCATTTTTAACTTCTCCCTTTCGACATTTCTTAGATTTGGTTTAAATATTTATCGGCAAACTCTCTTGCCTTTTCATCTGTTGCGCCCCACTTACAAGCAGCATCATAAGAATTTATCCAGACGATTTTTTCTAACATTTCAGCTTTTTCTCCATAACCCTCTAAAGCTTTGCCAAAATCACCGCAAGCATGATCTTGCTTTAATTGTTCGCTTAATTTCATTACTCAAACCTCCGACATATTCGCTTAAATACTAAACTTATGCTTAGCGCCATCTTTTATACCGCTTTCGCCTGTTTTGACTTGCTCGACGTTTCCGCCATCTTTAAAGAAAGCTTTCATCTGGGCTTTGATAATCTTGCTTTCTTCTTTTTGAATTCTCATGATGCGGCCGTGTGACATTGCCTCTCCTGGCTTTAGTAGTGTGCTCATCGTGGAAACTCCATAGTCTTATTAATGAATGCCATTTGCAGCGCCGTAACTTGGCTTGTGTGCATTGTTTCTTGCTTCTGGCCATAATGGTCTGTGAACTCGCAAAACCACCAGCCTGCTAAATTATATAGTTTCAAAATGCGTGACTCCTTAACATAAGTGGTAGGTCGTTTTCTATTATGCCTAAAAGATCAACATAGAATGATTTTTCTTGTTGTTCAAACTCTTCTATTGCAGAAGCAACAGATTCAGAAGTAATGGTTTCATGTAAAACTAAGCAGCCTTGCGAGTATGTTATTTCGTAAGCTTTCATCGTATATCCCCCGTTTCGATGTATAAACATTATCTCTTAATAGAATCATTGTAAAGATAATGTTTATATTAATTGTGTTTATACGTCTGTTGGATCTGGTGCGTTACATCCAGCACTACTTCTCACATATAAATGGGTCTCCTGATAATCATCGCCACCCATAAGGCGAACTAAAAGACTGCCTAACTCAAATTCATCTTTATCAACGACTTCTGACAGATCAATGCCGAAATCAAGCTTAAATTCACTTTCGCCTTTTTTCATGACATATATTCCCGCCATATTTACACCTTCAGGATCTATATTTTCAAAATGGCAGTGCATTAAAGGCTGACCATCTTTGTATATTGTGTAATAGTTCTGCGCATCCCATAACAGGAAATCAAACGCTGCTGTTGTTGGAATAACGTTCTTTTTAAAATTTGTTACATTGCTCATAATATTCTCGATTAAATTATAAATAGTTAATTATTAGGCTTATTTTCTTTGTTTTTTTAAATTCATTCCATATATCAGGCGGTATTTTATTAAGCCTATAACCTGTTTTAAATAGGTAAATACTTAGGCATGCCGAAATTATAGCTAGAAAACCGTACAATAAAACTTCCATCTTCATTCCCCTTTATACGTCCTCAAATCGTTCTATTCTATCTATCACCCATGCAATTTTATTAACCTGCTTTAAAGACTCATCAGCTTTTAATCTTGCCACGTTATATTCATTAGTCCAGTGTGCTAGAAGCTTTTTTAATAACCACATTTGCTTTTTTAATAGCCACATTTTCATACTCGGGCCCCTTTATTATCCATAATTCACTCCTGATCATTCGCATATTCAATAGCATCTTCAACATCTAAAAACGGCATGGGCTTTTTGCATACAGGGCCCGATGGTGTGCCAGTTACTATTTGCAGGTACGTCCAGGCTCCAGCTTCATCGATCCAGTACGTTCTATATTTGTGCGTTTCGCTACTAGCCACTAGCTGAAGGCTTAGTTCTTCTGTTTCAAATTCAAGCATGCTTATTCCCCTGGTTATCGTTGAGCCACTATAAGCGGCTTCTGGTCAGGCTTTAGCTTGTTATCAAACCTATGTTCTAGGTTATCGACGCAAAGCTTTAGATCCTGACTGAGAAGGCTTACAAGTGGCGCGTTACATTTTGGGCAAGGTTGCATTAGAAGGGAATATCTTCTCCGTCATTAAAGTTATCTACATGCTGTTGCTGCCTTGGATTAGGCTGGTTGCTTGTTTGCGGCCTTTGTTGCGGCTGTTGATACGTTGGGTTAGGTTGATTCTGATAGCCTTGCTGCGGCTGTTGTGCTGCTTGCTGTGGAGAACCTTGCGGCTTGCTGTCTAGCATTTGCATATCGCTTACGTTTATTTCAGTTGTGTACTGATCAGCTCCGTTTTTATCCTGCCATTTCCGAGTAACCTGTTTACCTGAAACATAAGCCTTAGAGCCTTTCTTTA